TCACCCAATAGCTTTCCACATCCGCTTCCTTATCGGTCAGGGTGTACACACCATCCTCAGTGCCGATGTAGAGAATACCCTTATCCACCTTTGCGCTGATGACCTTCATACCCAAGTCCCAATAGAAGAACTCATATTCGTAATGGTTCTCATTTTTGAAAGAGGCACGGCTGTCAGCCAGGTATGCCTTATCATCAATGAAGACAATGAGGTAGCCTTCCCACTCAGCCAAGACCATGTCCTTGTAATTGGATTCCGCAGTCATTTTTCTGTCCACAAGAGAACTTCTGTGGGCAATGGCCTGTTCTGTAGTGATGTCACCGCTGATGCCTTCCATGCCTCTGTCAGAGAAGAACACAATGTCATCGTTGAAGTTGATGGCACTGCCGACACAGCCTGTAGAGATACTGGAGTGTGTACTCGGATAGATTTTGCCATAGTCGCTATCAATGGTCGGTGTGTGGTAAAACACCGTGGTATTGGCCTGAGACGGTTCCCGGAACACCCACAGCACATTGTTGCCAGCCACCAATCCCTTCACCGCAGCTGTATCCAGACCTTCATTGTAGTAATCCAGGTCACTGCAATAGCTTGGATCGTTCAGACTGCAATGCCAGATCATATTGGGATAGTCCTTGTTACCGCTGAAGAACACACGGTTATCAAAAACCTGGAGCAATGTGCAGTTCCTGATCCTGTCAGGATATCCGCTTACCATCTTCTTGAATTCCACAGAGACATTATCCTGACCGTCCGTCAAAGGAGCCACAGGAGCCTCCGCAAAGGTGATTTTGCCAGCGGTATGGTCAACGGTGAAATTGTCAACCGCTTTGTCATTTACCTTTACAAGAAGAGGGAAGTCGGTATCGATATTCTGTGCATCGAGAAAAAAATCGGTGCTTTCACCGTCAGCCAGAAAAGTATTGATCCTTCTCCCGGTAAGGAGGTTCACATCCTCATACATGGAGCCACCGCCACCAGGTTTTCTGGCAATGGAAGTGGTAGGGACATAACCTTCCACTTCTTTGATGGTCTGTCCGTCATACTGGATGTAATGCTTTCCGTCCTTGAAATACCAGGTGTTGTTATAGATGAAACTATCACTCTTGGCTTCATTCAGCCCGGAGAAAAGTTCCGTCTTGGTTCCGTTCACAATTTTGTACAGCTTTGTTCCGCTGTGGACTAGGCACATCTCGGCAGAGCCAGCTTTGTAGAAGAATACACCAAAGACCGGGGCATCGAAGTTTTCCATCTTCGCAAGCCCCGGTCTGGTTCTGATACTGTCTGTCTCTTTATAGTCCTTCCAGACATTCACGCTGTCAGGACTTCTAACGAGATTGATTTCCTCGCCACGAAAGTCAACACCACGGAAGCCACTGTATACTCTGGTTACAATGTCTGCCATTAGATGTTCAAACCTCCATCAATGAAAATACTGTTCATCTGATATCTGTGGTCAAGTCTGCTTAACATCTCCTGATATCGAGAGGAGTAGATGTTGCCGTAGTCCGTAGATACATCGCTCTTCAGCAAGTCTCCGGCAATGCCATACGGCATGATCTCAAGAGCATCCTGACTCAGTTCAAATTCATAGCTGTCCTTCGTCTTTTCCGTGATCTGTTCTGGGTACACGAACAAGTCGATTTCAGCAGTGCCAGTCTCCAACATCTTAAATACAGTGTTGCTTGCCTTGGGAATATACCGAACACCGCAGATGATATCGATCTGGTAGATCTCATATCCTGCTGCCTTTGCGATATCCTCAAAGTCAAGAACATCTCCGGCAGTTACAGGGATCTCCACATACTTGGGGATCTTCTTGAATCGTGCCAGTTCGTACAGGATCTGATTGATGACATCGTTGATTTTCGTTGCGATGTCAGGGTCATCCGTCAGTAACTCGCTGAGAGGATTCAGTTCCTCGATAAGACCCAGGACTTTCTTCTTCATTTCTTTCAGAGTCATGCAACCACCTCCACATAGTGGCCTACCAGAGCGGAAAGGTCATGCTGAAGAGGCTGACCACTGCTTCTGATGCAGAGATACTTCACATCATTCTGCGTGTAATACGAACCCTGGTAGATTTCCATGTTTACCTCATAAGGAATGGGGTCATCGTAAGTTCCGGCATGACCTTCATCGATATGAGAGAAGAGACTCTCAGTACCCACTGAGCCGGGAGTATATTCCTTAACAAAGGTGTACTCAGGCTGTTCTACTCGATAAAGGTCTTTGCCATAGAGGAATCGATATCCCTCTTTGACGGTTACGCCAATCAGCTTATCCCACTGCTTATAGATAGCCTTACAGTTAAGTGCCTGTTCATCTGTAAGCACAGCACCAGCGGAGTCCATAGCGATACGGATTTCCTGTGCCTGTTCTAGTACCGTCATAAACTCACCCCCAATGTCTTCAGTGCTTCTGTGTATTCTGTAAGCAACTGTTTTTCATATTCACGCTGTGCCTTTTCCGCTTCATCAAGATTCTTCCAAGGTGTAATCATTTGACCGTTGAAAACAAGGCCGTCTTCTCTTGTCCAGCTTTTACCGAAAGGAACGAAGCGGAAGCATACAATCATTTCTTCACACAGGCCATCGAAGGAATCCGTCTCCACAGCGGTAAGACCTTCGCCACCTTCAAGATGGCATTTATATTCCGAATCAATATAGATTGTTTTCATTTTTGCCACCTCACTCAAACCACGCATTACCGACATAACAGTCCTGATGACCGGACTGACCATAGGTTGTGTAAGAGAATGTTACGGTCTGACCCCGGAGCGCAGTAACATCGATAGATACTGTTTCGTTGTATAGGGAGGAAGTTGGTGCCCCGTCCCTCGCAACGGAAACGGATGCGCTTCCTACCTGAATTGTCGCATTTTTGTAAACAGGCAGCCGATAATACTGGAAATAGAACACAGACGCACTCTGAGGCACCACCACATTACTAAACTCGTTTTTCTGATAGTATCCGTTTGTTGCTTCAGTCCACACAGCCAGTTTTTCATCATATTCCTGCTCAAATTTAATGTATTTGCTATCAACACCGCCAGTTCTGGTTTTCTCGCTGGTTGATGAGGAATCCCAATACTTCTGAGTATATTGGTAGGGATACTTATCGACATCGACATTTCCGTCTTTGATGATATAGAGTGCCGTAAATGCCGAACTGAACTGTAGCCAAGCACCGCCTTTGTAGAGATACGCATCCATCGATACCCATTCCCCATTGACCACCTGGTAGCATCCTGTCAAGTTCAGAAGACAGCGGATTGTCTGCCCATTTTCCTTTTTGTCCAGAATGTTAAGTACCGGGACGGTATTGTTTGTAGTTCGGTCACTGGATGTTTCCGAAACAATGTACACATTGCCTGTGTTTGTATTTGTTCCGCTTGGTGTGTTACTACAAAATCTGTACCCATTGACCGCAGTTCCAGATTTGATCCAGATATCATTTGCTTTAGGAGAAGATGGCTGAGAACTGCCATGGAGAACACGGAAATTAAGACTATCGATTTCAGCAATCTTGGATGCTAAATTGGATACCGGAATAAGCCCAGTATTTCCAGTCGCACTTCTCACCGCATTGCCGATGCTATCAAGAGTCTCTTTTTGAATCAGATATTCCATCAGACTTCAACCTCCTCCGCATTGGTGACAGTCTGCCAGGATGCAACACCATTGACAACACGAAGGAACTTTCCCTCATCAGTTTCACCACTTGCAGGAACTTCCTTAACATTGGTAATAGCAGTCATCGCTTCGTTTGCTTTTTCCTTGGCCTCATCAGCAGTAGCTTGTGCATCCGTACCAGATTTCTTAGCATCTGCAATTGCTTCGGCTTGAGCAGTAGACACAGGCTTTTCCATATCGGCAGTGTTATCGACATTTCCAAGACCAACCTGACGAGCCGTTACCTTGTGCGGATTCGTGATGGATTCAATATGCGCATAGATGGCAGCTCCACCGCTACCGCCAGTGCCATCCTGCAATGCCCGGATAGCATCGCCCACTGCCTTTGCATCTGCCGGAGATCCTTCCTTGGTCAGGGTCTTATCTACGGAAGGGATAGATTTGATTTTGCCCTTTAATACATGGCTGTTTTCCACGGTTCCTTCTACACTCATGTTTTCTCCTCTCTACCGGATTATTTGTTCCGGTTAATTAATCAGACTGTCGATTCTTGCTCTCTCTGCATCCAAAGCAGTTTCAAGCCTTGTCACATCATTGGTGCGCTCCATTTCTTCCTTGGAGATGCTGAGAGTCAGTCTGCTTTCCAAGTCAGCAATCAGCTGTTCCAGACGAAGAAGCGCTCTGGTAATTGCCTGATTCTGCACGGGTCTTTCGGATGTAGAATCAAACTCCTCATCCACAAAGGGGATATCTTCCTCTGTAGGCCCTTCGTCAGTCGGCTCCAGATTCTTGCCTTCCGGCATCAGCTTGAATATCTTTGCACCCTCATCGTCATAGCCGATAATGGTCTGCGGATTGGTCAGCGGATTCAGTTCGATTTCATACCAGTAATCGACAGGCTTGCTGATGACACCACCGATTTTGGTGTCCTTCTCGGTCAGCAGGATGGTTACACAGTCGGTTTCCTCGGTAACAGGGAAATCCTTCTGCAAGACTACATTCTCACAGGCTTTCTTTTCAGTTACCTTCATGCGGATAATGTCACCCGGCTGAAACAGATAGGCATTGCCGTTATCATCCGCAGTTACAGCCAGGGTCACGATATCACCCCTGGTCACATAAATGGATAAATCTTCGTAGACAGCAAACACTTCATCACCCCAAATCTTTGATGTTTGTCAGATCCTCAATGGCTTCCTCGATGGTTACAAAAGGCTCCACGGGCTTGATGTAGCCACGGCCCTCTTCTTCAAAGACAAGAATTTCGCCCTCTTTGAGATGAATGGTGGTGCTGTAGGTGCTTTCATAGCCTTCACCCTTTACCTTGGTAACAGAGTTGAACACCAGTTTCTCAAGCTTCTGGTTGACATTCTCGTTCTGATATTCCAGTACCGTGTCCTTGTCTACACGAATACCGGGATACAAGTCGATACTAGGTTTTCTGATAAAGTTCATGTTGTGTCCTCCTTTCCCTTTTCGTCAGTGCATATCTCTATACATTCACGAAAAGGGGAGGGGCATTGCCCCTCCCTCTCTTACTGCTTCTTGGACTTTTTGGCTTTGGGCTTTACAGCTTCAGCCACATGTTCTTCCTCAACAATTTCACCAAGCACCAGTACCATATTCACATTCACGGCACGGATGTTGGCAAGCTGTTCATCGCTTACCTCAATCTCATCTCCGGGAACGCAGTCAGTATTGGAAGCTTTCAGGTGAAAGGGAATGAGAACTTTCACTCGCTTCATTGGGAACACCACCTATCAGGCAGTAGCCTTAACAGGGATCTTCACAACCTGGATACGGGCCTCATCGATGACCTTGGAGCCAAAGGTGTCCAGACCACGGATCAGGTCAGCGAAGAAGGACTCAGAACGCAGAGCCTCGACTTCATTGATCTGACCAGCAAAGGCAATGGCCTTCTTGCCACGGATATCGCAGTAGAAGTGGCTGGAGTCCTTTGCCATGTTGTTGGACATGACCACATCGAAGCCATCGTACACACCGACCTTGCCCTTCTTGATGTACTCAGGGTTGTCAGTGGACAGGGTGATCAGGCAGTTCTTGAACACATTGTACACGGCAGGAGTGATCTCGATGACACCATCCTCATCGAAGTTGCGCTCACGCAGAGCAACGATGGCATCATCGATAGCCTTCTTGACCGCTTCCTGAGTCAGGTTGGTGGCAGTGGTCACATTGGCGGTAACACCCTTAATCAGGCTTGCCACATAGGAGTCACGCTTGACAGCCAGACCGTGGACAGCCTTGCGCTGATACTCTTCCTTCAGGCCGGGAACGGACTGTGCCTGGTTCACATCATCGACCTTGAAGCGGAATGCGTACTGCTGGTCAATGACCAGATCCTGGCCACGATCCTTCATGTCCTCATAGGTCAGGGGAGTAGTGCCATCGTAGGCGATGATTTCAGGCTCACCGACACCCAGGATCTTGACGGTACGGGCATACTTACAGTCACCCTCATATTCCCGGAGGCAGTTGTCAACAAGCTTGCACTGAAGTTCCAGGTCATCCTGAATCTTCTTAGACCAAATAGTCTGAATAAAATTGGTAATAGCCATTATTTATACCTTCCTTTCATAAGGAGGGAAGCATCACCATTTCAGCATGGAATTCTCAACAGCTTTGAAAAGAGCCGGGTTCTTGTCGAAGTCCTTCTTCGAAAACCGGAGCGCTTCGTCTCTGGTATAGAAATCCTTAACACCGCTGTCAGAGGATTCGCTGTTCTTCATGCTTCCCATAGTTTTGATTTCTTTCTTCGGTTTGGTCTTGCGGTAGATATCGTAGATATCGCTGATGGATGTGGTGGAATTGAACTTGGAAGCGAAGTCGGTAAACTCCTTGCTCTTGTACTCTTCCTCGGTAACACCGATTTTGGCCAGTTCCTTACTGCGTTCAGCATTCTGGCGATGTTCAGCCAGCACACGGAATACTTCCTTATCTCTGTTGGTCATCTTGGAAGGGCCAAGCTTTGCAAGTCTGTCTACTTCCTCCACAACCTCGTCAAACCCGGAGCGGATAATATCCTCCGCTTCAGCCTTTGCGAGAACCTCGATATCTTTGTCGGAATAGGTGGGCTTGGTGGGGAATGAGTAACCCTTCTTCTGATAAAACTCCTTAAGAGTACTGGTTACATCCTCGATATTGTCCTTGCCCGTGCCGACACGAAGCACTTCCTCAAGGTCTCCGTATTTTCTCTCATACTCCTTGCGGATCTTGGCTCCCTGTCTGGCAGCTCTCTTACCAGCAACTTCATTTACCTTGGCATTGAATTCTTCCTCGGTATAAAGCTTCGGAGTTTCTTCTGTGGTCTGCTCCACTTTTTCAGTGACCTCTTCCGTCACAAGGTTTTCCATGTTTTCCATAATGGTTTCCTTTCTATTTTTTGGGGAGTGTTTGACTTCACTCAATCTCAGCTTTTAATGTCTTCAGGCTTGGACAATAGAAAAAGCACCCATTACTGAGAGCTTACTTCTTTACTTGCCGGGGTCTGTTGCTGTGCCATCTGCTGGCCCTGTAACTGCTTCATTGCATCCGACATCATAGATGCCTGACCGTCCATGTCTTCCATGAGGAACTGCTGTGCCCTCTGCTGCATCATCTGTGCCTGGGCTTCCATCATAGCGATCTTTCTCTGCTCTTCCTTGATGTACTCGACAGCCTCCATGATCTTCATCTTCGGAGCAACAGAGTCATCGTCCAGAATCTTCGCATAGATTTCCAGTTCGCTCACTCTCTGTGCCGTGAACAGACCGTTGAGCATAAGATTTTCCATGGTCTGCTCCTTTGCAAACTTATCGTATACACCCATCGGAGTGATATCGATGCGGACAGTGGCCTGTAACTGCTGAAGCACAGACTGAGGAACCTTGATAATCTGCTCCGTTTCCTCTCCCGTTCTGGGGTCTGTCACTGCTTCTTCCATGTTGATACCATCTTCACTGTAGGCGATAAGATACTCAAGCCAGATACGGGCAAGGTCTTCCACGAAGTTCTTGTAGGTTTCCTTCTGCTCTGTCATAGGAGCCTGAGATGCTTGCTGTACTGCCAGAATAGCACGACCGGAAGCGGACTCAGGATTCACCTGACCAGTTGCGGTATCGCCAGCACCAGCCAAGTCTCTGGTTACCTGAATCAGGTCTTCCTGTAGCTTGACTACATCAGGAGACATCTGTGCCGGAGGGATCGTGCCTACAACCTTATGTACATCGTCCACAGGAGTGCCATTGGTCTTGATGACACCGCCTACTCTGTTAAGTGCATCAGGATTGGAGATCTTGCTGATATCCACAACCTTGGAGGGATATGCCTGGAACTTAACGGTGAGGACTCGTCTTACCAGGGTTCTGTTGACCTCAATCTGGTTGGGGATCAGATAACGAACCTCACCTTCACCTCTGGCACTGCCTTCTTTCTCTTCCCAGTTGATGTGAGCAATGGGGTACAGCTTGATACCAAGGTCAACATCCTCTACAATGTCACACCATCTGGTAGCCACAGAGAACCGGACTGTGCCATCCTTCTTGTACATCTTGTAGACCACGGTGACCATGTTATCCAATTCGATTTTGGCAGCTTCACCGCTCTCTTCGAAGGTGTCATTGTCACCGATGATGAAGGGGATCTTGCTTTCGCTCATGCCCATGCCCAATGCCAGTTCAATCGCATTTACAACGGGCATTCTCTTTCTCAGCAGAATATAGGGCTGATTCTGGATATCGTCATCGTTCTCATTGCCATAGTAGATATCATTCTTCTTGATGATCTCATTGACGGGAACCATGTTCTCACGGTCAAAGTCCACATACATGATGCCTTCATCATTGATGGCAGCATCCTTGGTGACTCTGCGACCCTTGAAGTCCATCTTGTCCTTTTCCCAGACATTATGGGCATATCTGTTGAGCATGTCACAGTATCTCTCAGCCTCTTTGCGGAACTCCTGGTTCTCATAGTTCTGAGAGGAATAGTGGATAGCATACAGATTGTCATGGACAACAGCGATTTTGTACTTTACGATGGGCTTGATGAAGTTCTCCTGTGCC